GCCCGAAGGCTCGTAGCGGGTTTGGCATTGTGCTGAACCTGTTTAACCAAAAGGAGACCATGTTGTGGCTAGAGAGCGCGAAATTGTCGAAGCTTCACCCGTATCTGTAACCGGAATTCAGCGGAACTATTATGATGGCAATTTAAAAACCATCACTAATTGTATCTACTATTCCAGTTACGCCCATCGAGAAATGGCTTATTACAAAAGATGTAATGATGAGCTACACCCATTTTCTAAGATTACCGAAAAAGGTAATACTAAGGACTTGGGTGGACCCTTAGATATTTGGGTCTGTCAAGATGGGGGGATGAACACCCACTTTGTCGATTGGACTAACATCTATACCGACAAGTGGACGACAAATTACGTTGGAGAAGTGTGTCTTGACATCAAACCGACCACGTTGCATGAGTATGCAACGATGGATAAGTTTGGTGCTCCTGGCACAGATTCTGCTTCGTATGGCGACTTTAGTCAGTACGGTGCCGAAGCCTGGAACAAGTTTAAACCAGGCAAACCCCGAGCGGACTTGGCACAATTCATCGCGGAAGCGAAGGATGTGCCGAGAATGCTCAAAACTACAGCTCTTGGTTTCGCTACCTTATACAAGGAGCTTAGGTCCTCTGTCAATCCTAAACGCGTTTATCAAAATGCGTTAGGGCAGTACAGAAGGTCCGGCCGGTCCATATCTAGGAGAAATCTTAGAGGGATCGGAAACCAATATCTGAACACCCAGTTTGGGTGGGTACCATTTCTCAATGACCTGCGTAAATTCTATATGATTTACAAGGACATGGAGACTGAGTTGAAAGAACTCAGAGCCAGAAATGGCAAATGGACCAACGTAGGGGGTACCGTACACCTGGAAGAGTCTACGTCATCAACTGATTATGTTGGCTGTTTAACTAAGCCAGCAATGAACAGTATGATGATCAGGACTTATCCAGCAACTCCCAACCAACCTCCTTGTAAACGAACGGTTAAACGTTCGGATTATCAGAAGGTTTGGTTCAGAGGGTGTTTCCGCTATTACATACCTGATATAGGTACTGCAAAGTGGGAACGCCGGGCGAAACGTGCTCTGTTTGGGAGCAATGTTACGCCGCAGCTCATTTGGGAGTTGACTCCATGGTCATGGCTAATTGACTGGTTCACCAATGTTTCTAGTATTCTAGAATCATTGGATAATGGACTAGCCGAGAACTTAGCCGCGAAGTATGCCTATCTGATGGGACACACTAGAACGGTATTTGAAGTGACAGCTCGTCACTACATTCCTTCTAGTGGGTACCAAACCCTTAAGTACGAGTATTTGCTCGAGCGTAAGGGGAGAGGGCAAGCTTCACCTTTTGGTTTTGGTCTGGACGGGGGAGTTAATTCCCCGTACCGAGCCTCGATACTTGGCGCCTTAGGTCTTTCTAGAATAAGGTAGCTAGGTTAGGGCTCACAAACGTTGCAGGTTGTCCAATCCCACTATGATTCCTGGTAAGACTCATAGATGGAACCTGTATTCCACCATATATAAATTTAGGTGAAAGGAGAACAACCATGGCTTTTACAGATCCTCAAACTGTTACGATCGCTACCGTCGACAAAACTCTGAACAAGGTCCAATCCGATGGATTGAAGACCGTGTATGCAACGGGAGATGAGTCGTATAAATTTACGATTTCTCATCAAGAGTCAAAAGCTCGTACCCGGCGCATGGTTCGTCTCGACCACCGTGTGGTCGCGGCAGACCCTCTTACTGCTCTTAACGAGTATAAGAGTCTCGGAGTGTATCTTGTCATTGATGAACCTGAATATGGGTTCGATGACGATACAATCGACGATATCGTCCAGGGATTTAAAGCCTGGCTAACTACTGCTAATGTCACGAAAGTTTGTGAGAATCAGCACTAGTTAGATCGTTTCAGAAGTAAGATCCATGGCTGGATTGCTTACCTCTAGTAGGAGGAAGTATGAAAAGCCACGCAAGTGAACTGCTTAGCCTAGCTATTTGCGTCTATAAAGACGCGGTAGCCAAGTGTTCAGCACAACAACCCGATTTGCGTGATATCAAAACAATGACATCACGTGTCGAACACGAGGGTTATAGTTTCCTAACTATAACTCTCCCTACTCTCGGAAAAGATCTGGAAAGATCTCTTGAGATAGGGAAAATAGACTCAACATTCTTTCGAAGTTTTAGAAAGAATGGAACAATCCCTGCTTTTTTGCAAGGTATGTTCAGTCTAGTGTTCGACGGGAGAACAGGAGAGTTACTTAATGATGCAGATCCAGTTGCCATTGAAAGTATTAGGCAAGTTGCTTATACTTTCAAAAAGCTTAAAATGCCTTGTAGTACTCAAAGAGTACTTGGGGCATTGGATGCATTTCTTAAGTGTGAGCACAGTTTTGAGCAAGCGCTCGACCCGTGTGACGTTGCAGTATTTTCTAATACTGCTAACGTTATTTGGTCTGATATCTTCTCTGATACAAACGTATTTGGAGCTGATATCGTACCAAAGCATGGGCCTGGCGCCACTGCAGACAGAATTTCTGGTAACCAGAAATACGTCTTCAGTTCTTGGTACGAGCGTCTCGAGCCTTACTTCCCTTTATTCCATTACGCATTCTCTTCTGAGTCTGCCTATGGATCAAGTGAATTTGAGCTCGTTACTGTTGTCAGTGATGACAACGAATTACCCGTGAGGGTAATTGCCGTGCCAAAAACGCTCAAAACGCCCAGAATCATTGCTTGTGAGCCTGTGTGTATGCAATACACGCAGCAAGCTCTATCTCGACACATAATTTCGTGTATCGAGAAGTCTCCTATAACAGGTGGTCATATAAATTTCACTGACCAGACTGTAAATAAGAGATTAGCAATGTCTTCATCTACAAGCCGGGATCTTTGCACATTAGATCTCGAATCCGCTTCAGATCGTGTTCCTTTGGAACATGCTCTACGGATGTTTGATTGCAACCCTGAATTAAGGGATGCAATAAACGCTTGTAGATCAAGACGAGCCATTCTTCCGACAGGTCAACTTGTTGACCTTAAGAAGTTTGCCTCGATGGGTAGTGCTCTGTGTTTTCCGGTTGAGGCTATGTACTTTTATACTATATGTATAATAGCCTTGCTCGCAAAACACGAACTCTCCTTGACATTCCTGAACTACCGTAAGGTAGCCAGGAATGTCTTTGTTTATGGGGACGATATAATCGTTCCCACAAACTGTGCTGATATTGTTACGAGCTACTTGCAAAAGTACTATTGCAAAGTTAGCATCCACAAATCTTTCTCGTTAGGCAACTTCCGAGAGAGCTGTGGAATGGACGCATTCAAAGGTGTGGAGGTTACTCCGACATACCTACGTGAATTGCCTCCTCGTAACAAACGGGACACCAGCGCACTAATCTCTTGGGTGAAGACCTCCAATCTTTTCTATAGAAAGGGTTGTTGGTTGACATCCGATCACATGATAAAAACATGTGAACGACTACTTGGCATTTTGCCAATAGTCGGAGAACAGTGTGCAGGACTGGGCAAGGTATCCTATCAGAACGGAGTAAGTTACCAACGTTGGGGTAAGAAATTACACCAACCGGAAGTGCTTACTTTTGTTCCGACTCCAATTTATCAACATGATAAATTGGATGGGTACTCTGCGCTAACCAAGTGTCTACTTAGCATGGAGACTCGTGTTGCCAACGAGCCTACATTCGAAAGTAAACATCTGGTTAGATCCGCACGCCACGGCGTCGTGACACTGAAACGCCGTTGGACCCGTCCCTACTAGGGCCGGTCGTGGGGA